TTTCGGGGGGCCGACGGCCAAGCGCGCACGGTCAAGGTGGTGCGCATCCCGGCCCGGCCTTACCTGGGCCTGAGCGCCGAGGACTGGAACACCATCGGGGACGTGCTCCTTACCTACCTGGGAGCCGCCGCCAATGCTTGAAATTCCATGAGATGGAAGAGGCGCTTGTGGCCAAGCTTTCGCCGCTTCGGGACAGCCACGCGCGTGCGCGAGATCAAGACCTACGGCGACGATCTGGAGCCCGAAGGCCTGGCGAAACCTCCTGCCCAACCTGCCGGCGGTCCTGGTGGTCTACGCCGGTTCGGTCATCGAGAACCCACGGCCAGCGCCAGGTCGACCGGGGGGCCTATTTCGTCTTCGTCTGCGACCGGTCGCTTCGCGGCAACGCCGCGCACCGGGCCCGGCGCTTCCGGGGTTTACGCCCTGCTGGGAGCGGTGCGCCAACTGCTGCACGGCAAGGAGGTCAGGGCCGACATGCCGGCCATCCTCAAACGCCAGGAAAACCTTCCTGTCCAGGCCGGACATGACGGCCTGCTACGCGGTTTACGAAGATCGCCCCAGCCGTAACCTGCTTGGCGGAATAAGGAGACACCACCATGGCCCAACAAGAAATGCAACTGACCCGAAAAGCCGTGGTCCTGGCCGGAAAAGAGGACCACCTACGGCCCAAGTACCCGACCTGACCCGCCGGCAAACCGGCGTCCTGGTCAACAACGGCGTGGACGTGGAGCCGACCGGCGAGAAGTCAAGCGCGGACGTGGTGTGCGCGGCACGTTCTCCCCGGCCGGGGCGGTCATCGGCTCGAAGAAGAATCACCTTCAAGGCCCAGGGTGGAGCTGCGCGGCGGCGGCCCTGGACGGCACCGGCAAGGTGCTGCCCTCGGACTGCGAGCCGTTCTGCTCGCCCTGCGGCACCCAACCGCACCGACGTTGGTGCGGCTGGCCGTGTCCTCGGTGGACCGGCTTCCTGATCGGCGGAAGAGATTGCTGGCGCAACGTCCCACGCCACGGGGACACTGCATCATATCGATGGCAAGAACACCTTGGTGCTCAAGGCCGTGAATGGAACGTTCGAGCCCGAACAGGTAACCGGCGCGTCTTCCACCGTCCTGGCCGACGTGACTTCCGCCGCGTCCGGCATCGAATACCGTCCGGCCACCAAGCGGCCGCAGGACCAGGATTCGGCGGCGGTGCTCTTTTACAAGGACGCCATCCTCTACACCGTGGCCGGCGCGCGCGGCACGTTCACGCTCAATTGCGCCGTCAACAAGTACCCCTTGTTCGAATTCACCATGACCGGCCTGTGGACCGATCCGGCCGACGCCGGAGCCATCCCGGTTCCCGAACTCACCAAGATCGTGCCGCCCATGTTCATGGGCGCCAACGTCATCATCGACGATTACCGGCCGGTGGTCACCGAACTGACCTACGCCATGGGCAACACCATCGCCGACCGCCTGGACGCCAACGCGGTCGAGGGCATGGTGGGCGCGATCATCACCGGCCGCGAGCCCACCGGCTCGGTCACCCGGAAATGGATTCCCTGGCCAACTTCAACCCCTGGGCCAAGTGGAAGGCGGCCCAGACCTCGCGCATCGCCACCCTGTTCGGCAGCGAGCCCGGCAACCGGATTCGCATTGAACTGGCGGCGCCCAATACGACGGTCTCAAACACGCCGAACGCACGGGCATCGCCGCTTACGCCGCCACTACATCGCCAACGCCCACCCGCGACGCCGGCGACGACGAATGGCGTCTGACCATCCTTTAACCCCTGACCAAGCAAAGGAGCCCCTATGTCGGAAGAGACGCAACCCCTCGTTTTGGGCGGCCGGAATGTCATGGAGATGACGGACCGGGTGTCCGGGCGGAAACTGGAGTTCTACTACCGCCTGCCTGTCCAGGCCGAGCGGGACGCCTACACCAAAGCCACCGTCAAACATAAAGGCAACAAGGTCATGACCAAGGCCAACGTCTTTCCCGAGCAGGTTGCCTTGGGAAAACGTGTGGCGCTCGGCTTCAAGAAAGGCTGTCTGGCCAACGAGGCGGCCAGATCATCAGCTCGGATAAGATGGACCCGGACTACGACCCGAATTGGAAAAACCTGCTGGAAAAACACCGGCCCGACATCCTGGCCCGCATCGGACAACAGGTCCTGAACTCCACCCGGACCGCTGACGAGGAAAGCAATTTCGAAGTCGTGGAGGACTTCGAGACGGACCCTTCGAATCCGTTATTCGACGACACTTCGAAGGATGCCCCGGACATGAGCGACCCCTCGCCGAGTGCGTAGCCACCAATGGGCCGTGGCTTCGGGCGGCCTGCGCCGGCTGCCCTAAGCGTCTGGCCGCCCCGAGCCCTTATGTCAGCTACTTGATCTGGCTGCGGATCAAACGCTTGGGCGGCTACCCCTTCGGGCAAGAGGATTTGGCGGAACAGACCTGGATCGATTTGGGCATCCTTGAACTCTACTACCAAAGCCGAGAACCGAGACTGTTTTAGCCATGAATACCCCGGAAAACCGCGTCCGCATCATCATCGAGACCGACAACACCTCGGGCCGCCGGGGCATCCAGGAGACCGCACAGGATCTGGATGCCCTGGCGGCCAAGGGGCGCGGCGTCGACCTGGGCGGCGCGCTCAAGCTGGATGCCGGCGCGGTGACGCAGCCGGCGGCCAAGGTCGGAGCGGCGTTGGACGACGTGGGGGCCAAGGGCAAAAAGGCCGGTGCGGACACCGGCGCGGCCATGACCACGGTCAGGGAAGAGATCAAGAAGGTCGGGGCCGAGGCCGACACCAGCGGCAAGACCGGCCGTACGGCCATGCGCAACCTCGGCAGCGGCGCGGTTGAAGCCAAGGCCCAGGCCGAGGCGCTTGGCGCGAACCTTTCCGACATCCGGACGTTGGCCGCCCAACTTGCCCCGGTGCTCGTGGCCGCCTTTGGCGTTGACCAGGTTATCACGTTTGCCAACCAGGTCATTAGCGCGGCTATGGCCATGGAGCAGCTCGCCGCCACCTATAAGGCGGTGTTCAAGGACAACGCCGCCGAACAACTCCGCTATGCCGCCGGCATGGCCGACGCGTTTGGCAAGAGCCTGCTGGACGTGGCCGGCGCGTACAAGAAGTTCGCGGCCGCCTCCGAAGCGGTCGGCCTGTCCACAGACAACCAGCGTCGCACCTTTGAGGCGGTCACGGCCGCCATCACCAAGGTGGGCGGTTCCTCCCAAGACGTGGCCGGCGCGCTGCTCGCTCTGGAGCAAATGTTGTCCAAGGGCACGGTCCAGGCCGAGGAATACCGACAGCAGTTCGCCGAACGCATCCCCGGCGCGCTCAAGATGGGCGCGGACGCCTTGGGCGTGACCACGGCCGCTTTCCAGAAGATGATGGAAAACGGCGAAGTCATTTCAAATGACTTCATCCCCAAACTGACCACGCAGCTTGAGAAGTTCGGCGACGGTTGGCAGGCCACGGCCGACACGGCCATGGCCAATGCCGAGCGCCTGAAAAATTCCTTTCTGGAGCTGTCCAACTCCTCGGCGCTGACCGGTCTCGTGAACTTCGCCGAGAAGACCGCCACGGCCTTCAACAAGAACCTGACGCACAACCTGGAGCAGTTCACGGTCACCTACCGGGCGCTTATGGCCGAGGCCAAGGGCGATCTTTCGCCATTCGCCACCTGGACGACCTCCCTGGATGGCCTCAAGCAGCAGCTCGACGCCCTGGACCAGCGCAAGGCCACGTTCGTCAAAGACCTCAAGGACCAGGCGCAAGGGCTGGCCGACGCCCTGGTCAAAGTCCAGACCCATCAAGTGGATTTCGGGCCGTCGGGCGAATCCGTTGACCAACTGCGGGCCAAGCTCAAGTGGTTCCAGGACCAGATCCTGGCCCTGACCGGCCAGACCTGGGTGGTTAACGTCGTGGCCCAGGTGGACAACTCCCAGCTCGTCCAGGCCAAGGCCTACATCCAGGACCTCATCAAGGGCACGGCCGAATACAAGACCCGCAGCCTGGAGGCCAGACAGTATTCCCTGGACAACGCCGTCAACATCGTCACGACCAGCAAGACGGCCGTGGAAACCAAGCTGGCCAACCCGAACCTGGACCTGCGTGAGGCCGACGCTCTGTCCCGTGAGCTGGAGAGTCTCAACGGGCAGCTCCGTGACGCTAGCCTTGGGTACAAGGAACTCAAGAAACAGCGCGACGATCTGGCCAAGCAGCAGATCAAGGACAACGGGGCCGTAACCCAATTCAATACCGGCCGGGCAGGCATCAGCGAGTCCGAGCTGGATAAGACGACCCGGGCAACCGATGCGCATGCCTTGTCCGTGGCCAGGCAGAAGGACGCTTACGCCGAACTGCAAGCCGGGCTTGTCGATCTGCCGAGTTATTACAAGGCGGTCCAACGCATCCAGGAGGCCGAGGACAACACGGTCAAGAACCTGACCAAGTCCACCGGGGCCGCCGCCAACGCCATGGAACGCTTCGAGTCCCAAGGCGCGGCCTATCTGCAATCCATCGAAAACCAGATCGAGGCGCTGTCCGCCCAGGTGGGCGGGGACAGCCTGGCCGCCGACCTGGCCAAGGTCGACAAGCGCTACGACCAGCTCGGCGCGACCATCCGCAAGGCCATGATCGGGGCCAAGGGCGATGTGGCCGACTACCAGGCCGCCTTGGCCAAGCTGGAAGAAGCCCGGGCGCTGGAAAAGGAAATCGTCCAGATCAAGGCTTGGGAGGCGGCCATGGACACGGCTGCCGCCACCATGAAGGAGCTTGGCCGACTGACCGGCGACCCGGACCTGATTTACGGCGGCGCTACGACCGAACTCCAAAAGTGGGAGGAAGCCCAGGAAAAAGTGGTCAAGGCTCGGTACTCCAACGAAGCCGAACGCGCCCAGGCCTTGGCCGACCTCAAAGAGGAAATCCGCCTCAAGGAGCTGGAAAACCAGAAGTCGGCTTTCGCCGAACTGGCCGGGGTGTCCGATGCCTACTGGAAGGCGGCCGGGGCGTTGCTCGATGAGCACCTGAAAAGGGTCAAGGACAACTGCGACAGCGAAGTGGCCTACGAGGCCTACGCGGCCAAGAAGCGGTCGGACCTGCGCAAGCAGGAGATCGAGGCCCGTCTGGAGTACGAGAAGGACTTTCTTTCGACCCTGAAAGACGCCCTGTCCCTGGAATTCGGCCTCTACAAGGATGAAAACACCCGTCAGCATGATTCCTGGGTGTCGCTGTCCAAGGACATCGCATCGGGTGTCCATGATCTGTCGGGGACGGTCGCCAGCGGGGCTACGGAGGGCTTTAAGGCCTGGATCACCGGTAGTGAATCCATGGCCGACGCTTTCAAATCGGCCATGGATTCGATGCTCGACTACCTCATGACGATCATCCAGAAGATGATCGCCTACGCCCTGGAAAACTACGTCATCATCCCCATTGTCGAGTCGGTGGTGGGCTCCGACACCTCCGGCTCCTTGACCGGCTCCACGTCCGGTTCCGGCTCCGATTCCCTGACCTCCTCGGCCCTGTCCAAGATCACAAGCAAGGCCACGGATTACGGCATTTCCAAGGGCATGAGCTACGTCGGCGACCTGTTCAGCAGCGGCAGCACCTCCCTGGCTTCGTTATCCGCCGCTTCGGCCACGGAAATGGGGGCCTTGGCTTCGACCGGAGCCGGCGCGGCCACGGCGGCGAGCATGGCCGGGACCACGGCCGGCGGCCTCGGCGGCTATACGGCCGTCACCTCGGGCGCGGCCTCCGGCGGCGCGTTGGCGGCCTCTTCAGCCGGCATCGGCCTGGGCACGGTCCTGGGGGTTGTCGGCGGCGTGGCCGCGCTTGGTGGGCTGTTGATCATGGGGACGCAGACCACCAAGACCGAGGAGAAGACCGGCAGCGGCATGCGCGTGGCCATCGTTGGCGATGCCACCAACGTGAGCGGCACGGACTATTACAAGGTGACCGAATCGTCGATGCTCGGCGGCTCGTCCACCTCGCATGAGATCCGTTCCACCGGGCCGGCGGACTCCGCGACCACCGACGCGGTCAACGACGCCCTGGGCACCTACACCACGGCCATTAAGGCCGGATTCAAGACGCTTGGCGTCGAGACCGCCGACAGCCTGGCGAACTTCTACTTCCCGGAATGGGACGTCGCCCCGGGCCAGGAAGAGGACTATTACCGCAACGTCAGCAACGCCAAAGTCGGCAAAATCCTGACCGATTCCGGGCTGGTGGGGGCTTTTTCGGCCATTGCCAAAGAGAATGAAGCTTGGATTGACCAACTGTCCCGGCTCTATGGCTCTCTGTCCACGGTTCAGGGCGCAACCAAGCAGATGGGCCTGTCGCTCGAATCCCTGGCCGGCGAGGACTATATTTCCGGGCTGGTGGACAAGATGCTGGCCGCCGGCGACTCGGCCGACACGGCCGGCATGGACTTCGATTCCCTGTCCGGTGTGCTCGACGACGAAACCCTGGCTTCGCTCAAGGACATGCAGGCCCAAGCCGCCGCCACCGGCGAGGAGGTGCAGGCCACCAACGAGCAGCTGCGCCAGCTGGCCCTGGCCCAATACGCCAGCGAGATCGTGGATGCTTTTGGCAGCACCGACGCCGTGACCGACGCCTTCAACCGCTACTACACCAACGCTTACAGCAGCACCGAGCAGGCCACCCGGCTCATGAAATACTACGCCGACGGCGCGGGCGAGGCCCTCGGGGCGCTCAATGCCTCGGGCGTCACCCTGGATAACTTTTGGGCCTCCTATCGGGCGGCCATGGAAAACTCGTCCCTGTCGGCCGACCAGCTCAAGGCCTGGGACGACGCCGCCCAATGGGTCGAGGCCTGGGACAGTTCGCTGAAGACCGCCGGCCAGGCCTGGAACACCACCAACCAGACGCTGATCGACGGCATAAACGACCAGATCAAGGCCCTGGAGACGCAACGCGACGCCATCCAGGCCACCCTCGACCTGTGGTCGGCCTTCCTGGCCAGCCTCAAGGATCTGCGTAAGTCGATCAAGCTGGACGAGAACCTGACCGACCTTTCGCCCTACGAAGTCTATCAGGAGAAAAAGGCCGCCTTTGACGAGACGGCGACCAAGGCCCGGGCCGGGGACAAGGACGCCATGGCCGCGCTGCCGGACCTGACCCAGGCCTATCTCAATGCCTCGCGGGACTATTACGCGTCGTCGGAAAACTACTTCGCCGACTTCGAGCACGCCGACGCCACCCTGGCCAGCCTGGAGGATTACGCCCAGGTGCAGGTCGACCAGGCGCAGGCCCAGCTCGACGCCATCAACAACGAGATTGCCATTCTGACCTTGCAGGTCGACCAGCTCACCCTGGTCAACGCCAACCTGGGGACGCTGGCCAGCGCCTGGGGCGACGGCGTGTCGGCTATCGTCTCGGCCATCAACGATTCGAGCTTTTCCAGCGCCTACGCCGATTCCATGGCCGCCGCCAACGCGGCCCAGGCGGCGGCCGCCGCGTCGCTCCTGGCCACGGTGTCGGGCGGTTCTTCCTCGACGGCCGCCGCCGAGTCGTCCGGTTTGGATTGGTCGAGCCTGTTTGCCTCGGGCGACCTGTATTCCGGCGGCTCCGGCGTTGAGGTCGACGAGGACGGCACCGTGCATCTGGTGGGGTTTTCCGAAGGCGGGCTGGCCGTCGGCGGCATCCCGGGAGTCGACAGCATCCCGTCCGCGCTCATGGACGGCGAGCGGGTCTTCGACAGAAAGCACACGCGGATTCTGGAATGGCTGTCCGAGGGCGGCAACACAACGAACGTGGATACCTCCGGCATCGAGCGCCGCCTGGACCGGGTGGCCGCCACCTCGGCCCTGGCCTCCCGGGCCAACCAGGAAGCCCTGGAAGGGTTGCGCCGGGAACTGTCCGTGGTGGCCAACAAATTGAGCCGCGACGCCCGCCGGCCCAAGGGGAGAACGCGTTAATGCTCGCCAAGCTCATTTCCGATTTGCTGGCTGGCGCTCCCAGCCGGACCGCCGAAATCCCGGTCAACATCGCTGGCGTGACCTGCAAGCTGACGGTCGAGCAGCTTTTACGCCTAGCCACCCCGGAAGACAGCGGCTCGGCCCCGGCCGTCCATGGGTTGCTGACCCACGTGGCCGCTGGCCTGACAAGTGGCCACGTGTTGGTGGCCACCGGCTCGTCAACCTTCGAGTTTCGTAAGCTCACGGAAGCCAACCTGCCCAATCCAGCCGGCATCGATGTCACGGGCAATGCCGGGACGGCCTCACGGCTGCTTAACCCACGCCAAATCGCCGGCGTCAATTTCGATGGCACCCAGGCCATCGCCATCCCGCATGGCAACCTGTCGGACGTGGGTGCGAAGACGCATGCCGCCTTGGATGCCCACGTGGATGACGCTACCAAGCATCGGGTAATCAATGACGCCGGCACATTGGCCACCGACTTGTGGAGCGCCGCCCAGATCTTGGCCCAACTGGCCACCAAGGCGGCTTCGGGCCATCTGCACGCCGGTACCTACGAGCCAGCCAACGGCAATATTCAAAGCCATATCGCCGATGCCACCAAGCACCGCGTCATCAATGACGCCGGAACACTGACCACCGATTTATGGAGTGCCGCCCGGATAATCGCCCAGTTGGCCACCAAAGCGGCTACCGGGCACTTGCATACCGGCACCTACGAGCCGGTCAACGCCAACATCCAGAGCCATATCGGCGACGCCGCCAAGCACCGGACGATCAACGACGCCGGCACGTTGGACACCGACCTGTGGAGCGCCGCCCAGATCATCGCCCAGTTGGCCACTAAAGCGGCTAGCGGGCATTTGCATACCGGCACCTACGAGCCGGCCAACGCCAACATCCAGAGCCATATCGGCGACGCCGCCAAGCACCGGGTCATCAACGACGCCGGCACCCTGGCCACCGATCTGTGGAGCGCCGCCCAGATCATCACCCAGCTCGCTACCAAGGCGGCCACCGGGCACAACCATGCCGGCACTTACGAGCCGGCCAACGCCAACATTCAGACCCATATCGGCGACGCCACCAAGCACCGGCTCATCAACGACGCCGGCACCCTGGCCACCGACCTGTGGAGCGCCGCCCAGATCATCGCCCAACTCGCCACCAAGGCGGCCGCCAGCCACAACCACGCCCTGGCCGGGCTGTCCGAGCGGGCGTACGGCTCGCTGACCGGCCGGCCGTCTTTTTTTGCCGTCATCGCCGTGGCCGGACAGACGTCCGTGGCTGCCGACGCCGAGGGCGACACCCTGACCCTGGTAGCCGGCGCGGGCATCGTCATCACCACCGACCCGGCCACCGACGAAGTAACCATCACCAATATCGGCGGCGGCATACCTGGCCCCCATGGGCATACCGGCCCGGCCGACGGCGGCGCGTTCACCAGTCTGGCAGTCCAGGGGAATCCTGTCTGGCATGCCGGCAACGACGGAGACGGCTCGGGCCTGGACGCCGATACCCTCGACGGCATGCAGCCATCGTCAGCCAGCGCCGGTGGCACGGTCGTCGCCCGGGACGCCAACGGCGATTTCAGCGGGCGGTACGTGAATGCCGTGTATCTCAACATGTCCCACGCGGCTTCGGCGCGAATGACGGACGTGGTCTTTTTCTCCTCGACCGACGCTTACATCCGCAAGAACACCAAGGCCGGCATGCTCGCCTCCCTCGGCTTGGCCAACGCCTGGACGGCCGACAACGACGGCCCCGCATCGGGCCTGGACGCCGACACCGTGGACGGCATGCATGCCGATGAACTCGTCTCGCCGGCCCTGCGCATCGTCATGGCCCAGCAATTCGGGGGCTTCTAATGGCCATGGCCTACCTTGTGGAAATCGAGGCCTACGTGCCGGCCGCCTGGCTCACGGGGGCTGATGGCGTTGGGCTACTGGCCGAGCCGGATACTATGCTGGCCACCGAGCCTCGGCTGGAAACCCTGCGTTTCTCCTCGGGGCTGGGCCTCATGACCCGCCCCGATGATGACCCGCCGAATGTTTACTACGAGCCCAACGTCTCGGTGCCGTTTAACTTCGAGCGGCTCATCTTCGCCGACGGCACCACGGCCGGTGCGGCCGATACCGGCTACGGCGAGATCGTGCTGGTCAACCCGGATGGAGCACTGGATTTCCTGGCCGAATGCGGCCTGGACGGTCGCCAGGTGCGGCTCCTGTACGGCGACGAATCCGATCCCCTGGCCGACTTCGAACTGGTGTTCGTCGGCACCATGACCCAGCCGCAATTTTCCTGGCGAAAGGTGACACTCCCGGTGCGCGACCGGGCCGAGGAACTGCGCCAAGCCGTCCAGCAGCACGTCTACGCCGGCAACAACGAAGGCCCGGTCGGCGTCGAGGGCACCCCCGACGACCTCAAGGACAAGACCAAACCGCTGGCCTTTGGCCGCTGCCGCAACGTGCCCGCCACCTGCGTCAACGGTTCCACCCTGGTCTTCCAGATCCACGACGGCCCGGTGGCGGCCATCGGAGCGGTCTACGACAAGGGCATGGCGCTGGCCGCGACCATGGACTACCCGACCGTGCCCGCGCTCACCGCTGCAACCTTTACCGCCGGGCAGTACGCCACCTGTCTGGCCGCCGGCCTGTTTCGTCTGTGGTCCAGGCCGGCCGGGGCCGTCACGGCCGACGTGGACGGCGACGCCACCGGTGGCGTCTTCGCCGGGTCCGTCGCCGCCATCGTCCGTCGCATTGCCCTGACCCGGGCCGGACTGGCCGAGGCCGACCTGGACCAGGCCGCCTTCGACGCCTTGGAGGCGAAAAATCCCGCCATGGTCGGCCAGTTCCTGGACGGCGGCGACAAGTCCGACGTCGACCAGGTCTTCGATGGCCTGTGCGCGTCCATCGGTGCTTGGTGGTGTTTTGACCGCCTGGGCCGCTTGATGGTCGGCCGTTTCGAAGCCCCGAGCGGGGAACCGGCCGTCACCTTGACCACGGTCGAGCTGCTCGATTCCGGCAACGGCCTGGAAATCCTGCCCGTTCATGATCTGGCCGACGGCACGCCCATCTACCGAGTGAATCTCGACTACCAGCGCAATTGGAGCCGCCAGGACGATAACGATCTGGCCGGCGGCGTGGCCGATGCCCGCCGGGCCTGGCTGGCCGAAACCTCCCGCACGGTCGCCGTCGAGGACGCAACGATCCAGGATGCCCATGTGCTCGCACCGGAACTGACCGTGGAGACCACCCTGGACGACGCCGACGCGGCCCGGGCCGAGGCTGAGCGGCTCTTGGCCCTGCACGGGGCTTCCCGGCTGCGGCTCAAGCTGCCGGTCAAACGCGAATATGCCCGGGGCTTGGACCTGGGGAGCGTGATCGCCGTGCGCCTGGCTCGCTTTGGCCTGTCCGGCGGCCGGCTGTTCGTCCTCATCGGCATGGTCGAGGAGTACGAGACCGGCCGGGTGACCCTGGAGGTGGTGGGCTAATGGCTACCGGTCTGCTGTGCTGGCCCAACCACGCCGATGCCGCCAGCTTTTCCGGCGGGGCCTGGCAAACGCCCCTGGTCAACCTGCGGGACCGCTTCCTGACCCGGGTGGCCCGGACCGCCGGCCTGGCCCTGGAGGCCACGCGCTTTGACGTGGACCTCTCCCGGGACCGCGCCATCAAGGTCGTGGCCATCCCCGGCCATACCCTGTCGCCTTCGGCCCGCATCCGTCTCCGCTGCTTTGCGGACTCTGCTCGTACTATCGTCCGGGCCGACTCCGGTTGGCTGGACGTCTGGCCCCCCGTGTATGCCACGCCAGACCTCGAATGGGAGGACGACAATTGGTGGTCGGGCCGCGTGTTGCCCGAGGATGTGGCCAGAATGCCCAAGACCTGCCTGCATGTCCTGCCGCGACAAGTCTACTGCCGCTACCTGTCCGTGGACATCGACGATCAGGTCAACCCGGCCGGGTATGTTGATCTGTCCAGGCTGGTGGTGGCTCCTGGCTGGCAGCCCTCGTTCAACTTTTCTTACGGCGTGGCGTTGGCCTGGGAGTCGGCCACCCTGACCGAGACCTCCCTGGCCGGAGCCGAGCACTTCGAGGACCGGCCGCCGTATCGCGTCGTCACGTTCCGCCTCGACTACATGGACCGCGTGGAAGGCACCAATCAGGCCCTGGCCATGACCCGAGCCCTCGACGTCTCGGGCGAGGTCTTTTTCGTGTTCGATCCGGCCAATCCCCTGCTCATGCAGCAACGGTCATTTCTGGGCCGCCTGCGCCGGCTCTCGCCGCTGGAGCACGTAGCCTGCAACATCAACGCCATGGCCTTTGAGATCAAGGAGGTGGTGGCATGAGCCAGGCCGCCGATCGTTTGGAGAGGTTTTACAACCCCGACGACTATGACCCGAGCGCCAACCCGGGTGGCATGGCCGCTGGCGGGCACCGGACAAACTACATCCCCTCGTTGCGCGACCAAGCCACGGTCTACCGCGAAACGGCTGCCCTGGCGGAGGAGGTCGAAGATACCACCGGCGATCTGCGCGCCGCGACCCTAACCGGTGGCGGGCTGGTGGTTGCCTCGCCCACCGACACCGTGGCCGGCTCCCTGGCAACCAAGATCGAGGTGGTCGGCCTGGACGTCACCATCGTCAACCAGGGCGGCAACGAGCGTCTGCGGATCACAGCCCAGGCCGACGTCGGTTCGACGCTGTATCTCGCCCAAACCTGCAACGCTTTTTAGGAGGCCGCCATGGCTAGCCAACCTATCTTTCCTGGGACCATTAAAAACGGCGGCGTCGCCATCGCCAATGCCGACGGTACCACCAAAAAGACCCTCTACACCCCGCCGGGCACGGGGGCGCGCGTCGATCAGATTCGTATGTGCTCCAGCGACACGGCAACCGTTGTCTTGGCGTTCGCGCTCACGGTTTCCGGTGTCGACCAGCCGCTCGGCGAGGTGCAAGTTCCAGCCGGCTCCGGCACCGATAGCAGCACGCTGTGGCTCGATGCCCTGACCAGCCTTAATAACGACCAACCCATGTTCCTGGCCAGTGGGACGACACTGAAGGTCAACGCCAAGACCGCCGTTACCGCCGGCAAAACCGTGTCCGTGACGCTCTTTGGCGGCGACTACTAGGAGGATGGACAATGGTCATAAGTGGATTTTTACATGCGGCCGGAACCCCGCAGGCCGCCCAAGGCTCGCCCTGGGTCTGGGATTGGACGCCGGGGCCGGCCCTGGTCAATTTGTTCAATCTGTACCCAAGCAAGGGCAACGTGACGATTGCCATGGCCACCAATCTGTCGTCTCTCTTGGATGGACCCATTACGGTGGCTCGGTATGGCGCTTTGACGGTCAACGCCGCACTGTCTGTCACCAACCGCTGCCGAGGGCTGCTGCTCTTATGTGATTCCCTTATCATGGGGGCGGCTGGGTCAATATCCATGACCGCACGTGGGGCGGCTGGATCGCAAAAATGGGCCAACCAAGACCTATTATTTCCCACCAATATGCGTTTGTCGGGGTGTTCTACCCGCCGTCGCGATTTTGTTGCGTGGATTGCTTCTAATGGTTACGCCGTCTTCGATCCGACGCTGTTTGCATGTCCGTTGCCTGGTATGGGCGATGTCCAGGCCAACTACACTGCCTGGCCCGGAAATGGCTCGGTCATCGTATCCGCCGCCAGCTGCGGATCCGGTGGCGGCGCTGTGTATGCCGTCAACACGTACATTAATGGTGGCGTAGGTGGGGCAGGCGCTGCAGGAGCCCCTGGTGGAGGCGGGGGTGGCGGCGTGGCTTATACGGGCTCCGGTAATGCGGGTGCCCCCGCTAGAGTGTGGGGAGGTGGACCTGGCGCGAACGGCATAAGCCAATGCCGAGGGAATGTTGGTCCTGATCTGTGGGGTGGACAAGGCGGATCATCCGAGAACCTCGGCAGTAATTACAACGCGATGGGCGGTGGAGCAGGTAATCCGGGAGGGACCGGAAGCGCCGCTGGAAACCAGGGCAGCGACGGTACCGGGGGCATTCTTATCATCATTTGTCGAGGAAACGTCACCATCGCTTCCGGTGCTGTTCTGGCCGCCAATGGTTGTCAGGGCGGTGCGGCTCCTGGAACCAACACGAGCGCCGCTGGTGGGGGCTCCGGAGGCGGCAGCGTTTCGCTGATATACAGCGGAACACTGTCCAATGCCGGTAGCTTGATGGCAACCGGTGGCGCGTCGGGATCTTATGCGGCCAATCCTGTGGTAAGCGGCCAGGGTGGGGCTGGGTCAACGCAGGTAAAAACCTTTACCCAAATGGGTTGGAGCTAATTATGGACATTACCATCCTGCACAATCCTCTCTCATCCGCCAGCCGCGATTTCCTGGCTTCCATGGCAGTGGAAATCCCAGCCAGCGAAGACGTTACGGTCTCTGTGGGCACTGATACGGTGCGCATCGTCTCCGGTCATGACGCCGCTGTGACGCTCTGCCCGGCGTTCCCCGGTTATCCGGTGGCCCTGGCCGGGGAGGGCGAGACCCGACGCATGCTGACCTTTCCGGCCTCATGGAAAGAGGTGACGACCTGGGCGATCAATCCGCTGACAGTTGAGATGCCGGCCACTGCCACCCCAATGAGCCGCACGGCCTTCCTGGCCCGCTTCGAGGCGGCCGAGCTCATCGCCGCCCGGGAGTTGGCCAAGACCGACGTGATTGTCGATCTGTTTTGGATGCAGCTACTCGCCGCCGACGTAGTCGACCTGACCTACCAGCCGGTCGTCGACGGAGTGCGCTACCTGGTGGACAAGCTCCCTGGGTTCGACCAGGCCCGGGCCGACACCATCCTGGGGGTGACGTCATGACCAGACGCACCCTTGCCGTAGACGGCGGCGGCCTCCTGGGGCTGATTCCGGCCATGATCCTGGCCGAGATCGAGGCCCGGGCCGGTCGCCCGGCCGCCGAGCTGTTCGACCTCGTCGCAGGAACCAGCACGGGCGGCATCATCGCCTGCGCTGTGGCTTCCGGCATCCCGGCCAGCCGGGTGGTTGAGCTGTACCGGGAGCGTGGCGGCCAGATCTTCTCCCGGTCTCTCGCGCATCGGCTGGCTACCGGGTTTGGTCTATGGGGGCCGCAGTACGGAGCCGAGGGCATCGAAACCGCCCTGGCCGATGTCTTTGGCGACCGCAAGCTGTCGGACTGTAAGGTCGGGCTGCTCGTGCCGGCCTACGACATCGAGGCCCGCAGCCCGGTGCTGTTCAAGTCGGCCAAGGCTGGCGATGCCAGGCGGGACTACCGCCTGCGGGACGTCTGCCGAGCCACGTCGGCCGCGCCGACCTACTTCCCGCCAGCGCGCATTCAAAGCCTTGCCGGCGAAGTGGCCACCTTCGTGGACGGCGGTCTTTTCGCCAACAACCCGGCAGCCTGCGCCCTGGCCCAGTCCGCCAAGGCCGGACGCCTGGGCGACCTGGTCATGGTGTCGCTTGGGACGGGGCGCATTGAGCGGCCGTATCTCTATGAGGTGGCCCGGCGCTGGGGACTGGCCAAGTGGGTGCGCCCACTGCTCGATTGCATGTTCGACGGCCAAGCCGACACCTCGGCCCACCAGTGTCAGACATTGCTTGGAGATCGAGCGGTGCGCATTCAGCCGGCGCTGCCCCGGGAGCTGGCCATGGATGATGCCGGCCCCGAAGCCATCAAGACCCTGTCCGCCGTAGCCCGGGGCGTTATCGCCGATCAGGACGAGTTGCTGGATAAGATTTGCGAGATGACGCTGCCCAAGGCGGCGTAAAAGCGGAGCAGGCGAGACGGATTGCAGCCGTCTCACTGGCCCGGCGCGGGAACGCCGGTCCACCGGCTTGCGCCAGCTGCTCCCTGCCCATGATCTGGAGACCAGGGGTGCGACGGGCGTAGCAGGGCAAGCACAACCTGTAAAGACGTGGAGAATGAAGGAAATACGGTGCGGCGAGTGTAGCAGGTTGCTTGCCAAGGGAGAGGCTCTGGACCTCTCCATCAAGTGCCCCAGGTGCGGGGTGATAAACCACGTGAGGGCCGCGAGCCCCGACCAAGAGAGCCAAAGAGCCCCACAAGGGGAACCCTCTCGTGGACTTGAAAGAAACGATCTTTGACAATGGCATATTGTTTAGCGGTGATGCTCTGGCCATTCTGCGCGAGTTGCCGGACGCCTCGGTGGACGCCATTCTGACCGATCCGCCCTATTCGAGTGGCGGCTTGCACGCCGGCGCGCGCCGGGTTGATCCTGCCCAAAAGTACCAGTCGACTGGAACGAAGCGGGTTTATCCGCCGATGCTCGGCGACCTCAAAGACCAACGATCCTTTGTCACCTGGGCCACGCTATGGCTTTCCGAGTGCTGGCGGCTGGCCAAGCCGGGGACTCCGGTCATGGTGTTTTCAGACTGGCGACAACTCCCGGCCATGACCGACGCGGTGCAGGCTGCCGGCTTTGAGTGGCGCGGCATCGTGGTCTGGCACAAGCCAAGCGCCCGCCCCATGCTGGGGAGCTTCAAGCGGGACACCGAATTCGTGGTGCATGCAGTCAAGGCCCCGGCCAAGGCGTTTACCCGAAGGTGTTTCCCGGGTGTCTTTGCCCACCGGGTAAACGCCGCCGCCAAGGTCCATCTGACGAGCAAGCCGGTCGGTTTGCTGGTGGACTTGCTGGGTGTCACTCCTGAGGGCTGCACGGTCCTAGACCCGTTTGTGGGCGGCGGCACCACGCCCCTGGCCTGCATCGAGACCGGCCGGCGGTTCATCGGTGTGGAGCTATCTCGGGACTACTTCGGGCTGGCAGGGGAGCGCATCAGGTCGGCGGAGCTTGCCCGCTCGCGGTCGTGATGGCATGAGGAAGCTGTGAACATCAGAAGAGACCTCCTTGAGATTTGATCAATTCGTTGGCATGCTGCCTCGGGTTGGACTTCCGGAAGCTGACGGCGAGAGGAATGTCCCTCGCCGTTGGCTCTTTTATCAACTTTTCAGATGTTTCATCGGGTTCATTGGGCTCCAAAAGATTCTTGAAAGGATTCAGGGGGATCGTCGAATGCTCCATCGAGGAGCTTTGAGAGCCATGTTGGTTTAATGCACCCGCTTACGACGCCCTGGCAAAGTCTCGAGAATCTCTATGGAAGCATTTTTTAAACATATTAATGAATCACTGTTTCAGAACTGATTACTACTTTTACGGCACCGACGACGAAGGCGATCCCCTCATGGACTAAAGATAAATAACCACGTGACACCATATATTTTTATTGAACAGCGTAGGCATATTTTTATTGTAAATACAAAAAATTATACAGAGACCGGCAAATGATAAGCAAGAAAAAACCGAATGACTGGCGTGACCTTCAGAATATGGTTTCGCAAATTTTAATTGAATGCGGCTTAAGAGTTGAGATAGAAAAGAAAATTACATCAATACGAGGAAAAATTGAAGTTGACGTATTCGCAGAAGAAACAGTACACAATAGACCATATACGATCCTATGTGAATGCAAATACTGGAAATCAAAGATACCACAAACAATTATTCACGGGTTCAGAACGGTTGTATCTGATACCGGTGCAAACATTGGATATATAATAAGTTCAGCTGGATTTCAAAAAGGCTCTTTTGAATCATCGTCTAAAACTAATATAAAACTATTAACATGGGAGCAATTTCAAGAAGAGTACAAAGAAACATGGATAAAAAATTATTTTATTCCAACAATAACAAACAAGTTAGATCCTTTGTTTACATACACAGAACCTCTCGGGCCTGCGTGGTACCCTTCTCTTACGGATAATGAAAAAAGGTCTTTTTTGGCGCTTGACGATAAATACGAAAGTTTTGGGATTACAATGTTTATGCTCTCAAGTTGGGGGCCTATGGCTTTTTATGGAGATCGCTACATTGACTTACCTCTTATTGGTCATCTAGAAAGGAATTCTAGGACAGATATTAAATCATTCAAGATACCAAAGGATATTCTTGAGGAAACAGGATATAGAGAATTTTTAGATAAAGTTTTATCATATGGTGAGATGGCAATTTCTGAGTATCGTTCACTTAGAGATGCAGCCTTAAGTAGAGGATAA